CACATTGGAGGTGCTGCAAATTAGTTTTGGTTCCACGTGGAACCACCCCCACCCCGGTAGAAAAAAGGGCCCCGGTTGATCAACTTGTCAACTCGTGCAAAAATTTTGCGCATATGAAAAGCAATTTGACCCTATGAGCGCGGTCCCCCAGGAAATCGAAATCGAGCGTGCCAAGCTGGAATACCGGCTCATGCTCCTTGAGACGCAAGACAAGGCCCGTTCTAACTTCATCGACTTCGTGCGCTACGTCTGGCCGTCCGCGATCCTTGGTGAACACCACAAGCGCATGGCTTCTGCGTTTGATCGCATTGCCAATGGGACCCTGAAGCGCCTGATCGTGAACATGCCGCCTCGTCACACGAAGTCGGAGTTCGCTTCGTACCTGCTTCCGGCGTATCTCATGGGCCGTGATCCGCGAACCCAGGCCCTTGAAGCCACCCACACCGCAGAACTCGCGGTGAAGTTCGGCCGTAAAGTGCGTGATCTGATGGACTCGGACCGGTACAAGGAGTTGTTCCCCGAGGTGCAGTTGAAGCAGGACAGCAAGGCTGCTGGCCGGTGGGACACGAACCACGGCGGGAGTTACTTTGCGGTCGGTGTCGGCGGTGCGGTGACGGGACGTGGTGCCGATATTTTGATTATTGACGATCCGCATTCGGAGCAAGACGCCCTGTCGGATCTGGCTTTGGAGAACGCGTGGGACTGGTACCAGGGCGGTCCGCGTACTCGTTTGCAGCCGGGCGGTGCGATTGTGCTCGTGATGACCCGTTGGGGAACCAAGGATCTGACGGCGCGGTTGCTGAAGGCCCAGTCCAGTCGCGGGGCGGATCGGTGGGAGGTGATTGAGTTCCCGGCGATCCTGCCGAGTGGCAAGCCCTTGTGGCCGGAGTTTTGGAAACTTGAGGAGTTGGAGGCTGTTAAGGCGTCGTTGTCGGTACAGAAGTGGAACGCCATGTACCAGCAGCAGCCGACGAACGATGAGGGTGCGATCCTTAAGCGTGAGTGGTGGCGCGTGTGGCAGTACGACGAACCGCCGATCGTGAACTACATCATCCAGAGCTATGACACGGCATACTCGAAGAAAGAGACGGCCGACTTCTCGGTGATCACGACGTGGGGGGTGTTTTACCCGGACCAAGACTCAGGGCCCAACATCATCCTGTTAGACGTCAAGCGTGGGCGGTGGGATTTCCCGGAGCTCAAGCGCATTGCCAAAGACGAGTACAAGCATTGGAACCCCGACAACGTGCTGATCGAGGCGAAGGCGACCGGTGTGACGTTGCAGCAGGAGCTTCGTCGGCTTGGCATTCCGGTGACCATGTACACACCGGGCGGTCGCAGGTCGGGTACGGATAAGGTCAGTCGCGCGAACGCGGTAGCGCCGGTATTCGAAGCGGGGCTGGTGTGGGCACCGGATACGGATTGGGCGGAAGAGCTTGTCGAGGAGTGCGCGGCGTTTCCGAATGGCGATAACGACGACATGGTGGACTCGACGACGCAGGCGATCATGCGTTTCCGTCAAGGGAACTTTGTGAACTTGCAGACTGACGAAGTAGGAGAGCCGTCAAATCGAGCGCTTGCCCCTGAATACTATTGAAGCCTAGAATGTCAAGGCATACACCCTTCAGGGGGCCTTGATGGCAAGTCCACGAATGTTCCAGGGCAGACGCATGCTCGAGGAACTCGAAAATCCTGCACTGCGTCCGACCATGTTGGCCGAAGAGCCGTTGCCCTATGACGTGCTCACGGACGGCACTCCGCCTATTGACCGATCGGCTGCGCAGTTGCTTGCTGAGTTAGCGCAGACGCCTGCTGCACCAGAAGCCCCGGCCCCTGTTCCGGCGACCGTTTCGGTTGGTCCGGAGATGTCGATGCCGACGTCGCTGGAAGAACTGCTCGCGGCTCAAGGACCACCGACCACGGGCTTTAATCCGCCGATCTTCGATCAGAACTTTGACATGTCGAGCCTGCCGACCACGCCGCCTCCTGCACCGCGCGGCCTGAACGAAGCTCCGCCTATCAGCCAAGCTCCAGCATTTACGTTGCCCGAAGGCGTCACGCAAGCGGATCTGGACGCCATCGCAGCGCAGTTCCGTGATGCGGGGTACCAGGACAAGCCGGCGATCAACTTCACTGGCGATCCGAACAACCCGTTCTTTGACATGCGCTTGCCGGATGGCAAGGTGAACCCGGCGTTCTTCGATCAGAATTTTGACTTCACGAGCATTCCGAACGTGGGGAATCTCGAGGAGCAGACAAAGCAGTGTGGGCCGGGCGAAGTGTTCGACCCGATCCGTGGCGTTTGCGTTAAGCCTGAAGTGACCACGCCGGCGAAGCCGACCTGTCCTCCGGGCAGCGAATACAACTTCGACCAAGGCCGGTGCGTACCGACCGGCGAGACCGAGCGTCAGTGTCCTCCGAACATGGAGTTCGACTACGAGCTCGGTCGCTGCGTGCGAGTCGGCAAGGAGGATGACAAACCACCTCCGGAAAAGAAGACCAAGACTTGTTGGGATGGTTCGGTCATTCCGGAGGACCAGGAGTGCCCAGCCGAGCCGGCTAAGACCAAGACCTGTTGGGATGGCTCCGTCATTCCGGAAACCCAGCAGTGTCCGCCACCCCCGCCTCCGCCCCCACCTCCACCACCGCCTCCTCCGCCACCGCCCCCGCCTCCGCAGGAAGTGGACTGTGCGGCGATCGGCATGGTCAAGGACCCGGTGACGGGCAAGTGTGTTCCGGCTGCGCCACCACCGCCTCCGCCCCCACCCCCGCCTCCGCCGCCGCCGAATCAGTGCCCGGAGGGACAGGTATTCAGCACGGTGCTGAACAAGTGCGTGCCGATCGGTACCACACCACCGCCCCCACCTCCACCACCGCCCCCACCTCCGGTGGACTGCGGTCCTGGCTACGAGCTAGATCCGGCAACAGGCAAGTGCCGTCCGATTGGTCTTGGCCCGTGCCCGGAAGGTTCGGTGCGCAGCACTGTCACCGGCAAGTGTGAGCCGGTCACCACGCCCCCGAAGGGATGCCCAGATGGCCAGGTCTTCAATGCGTCCACTGGCAAGTGTGAGCCGAAGCCCACTACGCCGGGATGCCCTGAAGGCCAGCGTATGGATCCGACTACGGGCAAGTGCGTTCCGGTTAACGCTCCGCCCCCGCCGCCTCCACCACCGCCCCCGCCTCCACCTCCTCCTCCTCCGCCCCCTCCGGGTAAGGTAAATCCTGCCCCGTCGGCCTTGATGCAGGCGTATGAGAATCTGTTCGGTGGTTCGAAAGGCCGCGTGGACCTTGGCGCGCCATCCACTACTCCCACAACGGGAACCTCGCCGATCGTATCGACCGGCGGCGTGAACGTCGGCACTCCTGGCACGGCCACTGCGCCGAAGCCGGTTCCGCTGCCGGGCGTTCCGGGAGCCACGTTTACTCCTGGCCAGCCGCAGTTCTTTGGCAATGTCCCTGGAGCCATGCTCCCTGGCACGTTGCCCTCGAACATCAATCCGATGCAGTCGTACAAGGGTCCGATGGTCGGTCAAATGCTGGCCAACAACCCGAACCTCTCGCCCACCGTTTTGGGTGGTGCGCAGGGGTTGGGCTACTACACGGATCGTTTGGGCAATCGCATCTTGTCACCGGGCGGCGCATTGATGCGCTTTGCTGAAGGTGGCGAAGCGGACAAGGACGACTCTGCCAAGGCGGAGCTTGAGAAGTTGCTCGCGAGCATGCCGGCGCAGGAGAAGACCGAAGTGCGTATGTCGCCGAACGCCCGTAGCGTGAAGCGCACCACCACGAAGTCTGCTGCGACCGATCGCGGTAAGGCGATGAGCATGAGCCTTGAGTCGTTAGCCGCTGGCAAAGGATCAGGGTCCACGGACCAAGGGTCAGCCAGTGAGCAGCTCGCCGCGTTGATGGAAGAGGTCAAGGGCAGGAAGGAAGACGTGAGCAACCTTGCTCGCAAGAACCTGACTCGCTCGACGCTAGATCGTGCTGGCCCGTTAGTCGCGCGTCGGTTTGCCGATGGCGGTGAAGCGGAGTCAGGCAAGGGCATGCTCGACAAGTTGCTCGGCAAGACCTCACTGCAAACGCGTACGTACGCGGAGTCGGTGCGGGATCCGAACAAGCTCCGTGCGCCGTTGACCGAGAAGAGCATGTCGGCGAACGAGCTCGCGAAGTTGCGTGAGCTGATCGCGATCGCTGAAAGCAATCCTGCGTTGAGCGAGAAGACAGGTAAGCCGCTGCCTGGCGTTGTGGACTACGCGCATCACCGCGAGCAGATCCGTCGTCGCAATCCGAAGACGGGCTTGCCGCTGGCGATGTTGGACTCGGACTTCAACGTCGGTGAGTCTGGCAATCTGCGTAACACGCTCGGGCAGTTTGTGTACGAGCGGTTGCCCGATGGCACGTTGGTCGTGAAGGATCGATACGACTACACGGGCGATGTCGCGGAGACATTCAACCCGTTCGTCAAGTACGCCAACTACAAGGGAGTGGATCGCCCGGTTAACATCACCTTGCCTCCTGAAGTCAAAAGGAAGAAGTGATGGCCGAGGATCTGAGCAGGATCGTCCCGAGACCGGCGAGCGGTAAGCCGCAGCCGGCTGATCCTAATGCAGGAACGTGGCGCGATCCGCGTCAGTACGATCCGGAGTTTTTGTCGCAAGTCGGTGGCGAGGCCATCGTCGATGTGTACGAAGGGCTCGCGCAGATGCCCGAGCAGGTCTACAAAGTATTTCGCGGTTTTATGGAGCGTCAGCGCCAGAAGAGCCCGGAAGGGCTGCGTGGCACGGCGGATCCCTATGACACCGCTGCATACGATGCGGCAGTGCTGGCACTCGAAGGTGCGGCGAAGGAGCCGGTAAAGACCGCAAAGAGTGCGGCGAAAGCATTGGCCGAGTACGGCAAAGAAGCCGTGTCGAGTCCCGCTGGCATGACGAAGTTTTTGGCGGAGAACGTCACACCGCTTCCGCGTGTACCGAGCACAGGCCCTGTCTCGCAGGTCGTGCGTCCTCGCAACCAAGGCATGGTGCTTGATATCCCAGACGAAAAGTCTCCTATGGGATACGTCCCGCAGTACCTCAAAACTGCGGCAACGAATGTTGAAACCGCAAACGCTACGCCGGATCAAAAGGCAGCAATGTTGGATTTCTTCGATAGCAAAGCGCGTAATTATTTCACTCGCCAGTTCGGCACGCCTGACGATCCGATTTTGAAGGCGATTGTTTCGGGCAAGTTGACGAATACGGACCTACAGCGATCCGGCAGAATTCCGTCGTACATGACGAAAGCGGCCAAGGAAGGAAAGACGCGAGTTAATCCCGAGACCGGAGAGAGCCGCTTCTATCCAAGCACCGAGGCGTCGCAAGCATTACGCGACATCAATAAGATCTATGACCAGATGACTGGCATGCGCGGTGCGGTGTTCACCCGAGACACTGTTGGATCTCCTAGGTACGAAACGCTTCCTAGTAATCAGGCAGCGGAGAGACAGACTGCGTTGAGGGACTTAACAACGCAGCAGTTGATTGATCAGGGCGTTCCTGCAGAACAGATCAACGAAGCGATTTCTTTGGTTGGCTACAAGAGTCCTGAGTTCGTGGCCGCAGACAAGACGAAATCTCCTCTGCTGACCGCTGACTACATGCCACTTTCAAAAAGCCTACAGGAACTGTTTCTACAAGACCCAAATAAAATGCCGAAGGCGTTCCGCACGGCGATTGAAAAGGGCGAACCTATTTACGATATTTTTCCAACCCTAGAGCTTGAAAGGATGTTGGCTCCAAGAGAGCTGACCAGATACCTTTTGACGCTACCGCCTGAGAAGATTAAGAACATCCGCTTTGAGGATGCGATTAAGGGCGCAGTCAAACAGCAAGAAGAAGTAGCTCAACGCAAACAGTTTGTCGATCGCATCAAGGCAAACAAACCGGTTCCGAACGAAGTGTTCCTGAAGGGCGTTAGTGCCCCGCTCGTCACTTACGGCAAGGAATCGCAATACCCTGGATTTACTTGGCGCAGGATCACTGACCCAGAAGCCACGACAATTGAAGGGGCGTACGTCGGGCACTCTGTCGGTGGCTTTGCCAAGGACGGCGGCTACGGCCCGAAGAAGCATCAGCAGTTTGTTGATGGAGAGATCAAGGTCTACTCGCTTCGCGATGAGCGCGGACGTCCCGTCACGACGGTTGAGGTTTACGATGATCCGAAGACGGGCATGACCGCGACACAGATCCGTGGTTCTGGGCGTGCAACCGGAAACGTGCCTGCTGAACCATACGGTCCTGCGCTAGTTGATCTGTTCAAGGATATTGGTGTTACTAAGATCAACGAATCGGATAGATACCTTCCGCCGGCGCTCTTGGCTTACAAAAACGAAACGACAAAGGAAGCCGCAGCTAAACTGACGCGTAGGGCGCTTGAACAGCCAGAGCAGAACCCAGACATCCTGCAATTGCGAGGCGGTGCGCCGCGCCAGATCGACCAAGGCATCGGAGGATTACCACAGGCTCCTCGTAACGTGCCGGACCCTGGATTTATCGAGGCAATGCGCCGTCGGTTGTTCGGTGATGAAGACTGAGTTGAGTTGTTAAAACAACTCTGATCAACTAGGATACCAACATGCCAATTGATAAAGCTATTAACCAAGCCCCTGCCACCGACATCATCGTGGTAGCGGACGAGGAAGCGGCTGCCCCGGACATTGAGATCGTTCTTGAGGACGATGGCAGCGCGGTAGTGGAGATTGGCGAGGCCGAGGCGCAGGAAGTGGACTTCTATGCGAACCTGGCCGAGGTCCTTGAGCCGGAAGCCTTGGCCCGTATTTCGATCGACGTGGCCTCGATGTTCGAGGCCGACAAGGGATCGCGCTCGGATTGGGAGCAGATGTACGCCAAGGGGCTGGATCTGCTGGGCTTGCGCATGGAAGAGCGCACGAAACCCTTCCGTGGTGCCTCGGGTGCGACGCATCCGATGCTGCAAGAGGCGATCATTCAGTTCCAGGCACAGGCTTTCCGTGAGCTGATGCCGGCTGGCGGCCCTGTCCGCACGCAAATCCTGGGCAAAGAGACCGTGGACAAGTTCCAGCAGGCCTCGCGCGTGCAGGATTTCATGAATTACCAGATCACCACGGTGATGGAAGAGTACACACCGGAGTTTGATCAGCTCCTGTACTACACCGGATACGGTGGTTCGACGTTCAAGAAGGTCTATTACGACGCTCAGTTGGGCCGAATGGTGTCCAAACTGTGCTTGGCCGACGACATTTACATCCCGTACAACGGGTCGAGTGTCATTTCGCAGTGCCCGCGCCTTACCCATCGCATTGCGATGGACTCCAACGAGTTCCGCAAGCGTGTTTTGGCTGGCGAATACCTTGATGTGCCGGTGGATTTGGAGCCGACGCCTGTTGATCCGAGCCAAATTCAGGCTGCGATCGACAAAGTGGTCGGTGTTCAGCCGACAGACAGCGCTGGCGAAGTGTTTTTGTTGGAAATGTTGGTCGATTTGGACATTCCGGGCTTTGAAGACCTGGACGAGAGTGGCAATCCGACCAAAATTAAGCTCCCGTACGTCGTTACGCTGGCCGATGACACGCTTCGTGTTGTTGGTGTGCGCCGAAACTGGAAGGAAGACGATCCGCTCAAGCGTCGTCGCAACTATTACGTGCACTACGTGCTCGTGGAAGGTCCCGGCGCGTACGGTTTGGGCTTTGTGCACTTGGTCGGCAGCCTTTCGAAGTCTGCAACGACCGCACTTCGTCAATTAATTGACGCCGGCACGCTCGCAAACCTGCCTGCTGGCTTCAAAGCCCGTGGTGCGCGAATCGCGGACGATTCTGATCCGATCCAGCCGGGCGAGTGGCGTGACATTGACGCTGGTGGCGCGGAACTTTCGTCGTCACTCTTGCCGTTGCCGTACAAAGAGCCGAGTCAGGTGCTGTTTGCGCTGCTTGGATTCTTGGTCGACGCTGGCAAGCGCCTCTCCAGCACTGCGGACATGCAGGTTGGTGACGGCAATCAGTACGCGCAGGTCGGAACGACGCTGGCTCTTCTCGAGCGTGGTTCGATGGTCATGTCGGCAATCCACAAGCGGCTGCACTACGCGCAGTCGATGGAGTTCCGACTTCTGTTCGAAGGCTTTGGCGAGTATCTTCCGGATGAGTACCCGTACGAAGTGCCGGGTGCGAGCCGAAAGATCAAGCGCACTGACTTCAACAAGATGGTGTCGGTGCTTCCGGTTGCCGATCCCAACATCTTCAGCACCGCGCAGCGTATTCAGCTCGCACAGATGCAATTGCAGCTCGCCCAAGGCGCGCCGCAGATGCACAACATGTACGAGGCGTACTACCGCGTGTACGCGGCGCTCAACGTGCGTGACATTGACGGCATTTTGTTGCCGCAGCACACGCAGATGCCGAGGGACCCTGCCAGCGAAAACGCTTCGGTGTTGAACGGCATGCAGTTGAAGGCCTTTGCTGGCCAGCAGCACGACGCGCACATCGCAACGCACTTGATGATGGGCCTCTCGCCGATCCTTCAAAGTAATCCGATGGCCGCAGTGACGCTCCAGCAGCATATTCTTGAGCACGTTCGCTTGAAGGCCGAGGAAGATGTCGAGGCCGATCTCTTCAAGATGTACGGAACGGATCCGGATCGCATGGTGTCGGCCATCCAGAAGGAAGGCATGGTCGCGATCAAGGTCGCGCAGTACATGCAGGAAGTTCGCTCCTTGCAGGACCAGATTGCTGGCACCGCAGGCGGTGGCGAAGACCCGTTGGTCGCGCTCAAGGAAAAGGAGATCGAGCAGCGCGCTGCTGCCGACCAAGCGAAGATTCGCCTGAACGAACAGAAGTTGCAACTCGAGCAGCAGAAGCTGCAACAGTCAACACAGATCGATCGAGAACGCCTGCAATTGCAGGCAGCACGGCAAGGAGGTTGATATGCCGCTCAAACGTGGCTCAAGCCAAAAGACGATTAGCTCAAACATTGGTGAGATGGTCAGCTCCTTCAAAAAGAAGGGCAAGATCGGCACCAGCAAGCCTAGCAGCGTGAAGCAGGCCACCAAGCAGGCGGCAGCCATTGCGTATTCGAAGGCCGGCAAGTCGCGCAACATGGGCAAGGGCGGCGTGATGGGCCCTGCCAAGGTCGTGAAGAAGAAGGACGGCAATCGCCCAGTCAAGATTTATTAAGTTGAAGCGCTTCAGGGGGTGCGCAAAACCCCTTGCTTTTCATGGAACCCCACCATGCTTGAATTTGCAGAAGCAGTACTGAAAGAAATCAGAAAGCTCCGTGAGAGCTCTGAGAGCATCGTCCTTAACGGCAGCATTGCCGACATGGAGCGTTATCGCTTCATGATGGGTCGTCTCGAAGGGTTAAAGCTGGTTGAGGATTCCGTGCGGGATTTGCTGAAGAAGCACTCAGATGACCGGTTTTAACCTGACAGGAGACTTATGAGCACGAAAGTCAAAGAGCTGACCGCTTTAGAAAAGAAGTGGCAGGAAGAGGAAGCCGCCAGAGTTCCGACTCTGGAAGATGCGTACACCAGCGAAGGCCTGAAGCCGGAGAACTTGGACGAGTCCGTGTTGGACCGCATTCCAACGCCGACCGGTTGGCGTATCGCCATTCTCCCGTACCGTGGTGCGGATAAGACGAAGGGCGGTATCGCGCTTGCCGAGGAAACTCAGCGCAAGCAGCAGGTCAGCACGGTGTGCGGCTACGTCCTGAAGGTAGGTCCGCTCGCTTACAACGACGAGTCGAAGTTCCCCACCGGCCCGTGGTGCGCGGTCGGTGATTGGATCATCTTTGGCCGTTACGCCGGCGCGCGTATTCCTATCGACGGTGGCGAGATTCGCCTGATCAACGACGACGAGGTGCTCGGCAAGGTTGCCGATCCCGAAGACGTCCTTCACATGTGGTAACGGAGAGATCGTATGAATGAACAGCTAGAATTTAACGTTGGCGAGGACGAAGTTCCTGCCACCGTGGAGGTGGCTGAGACAGGCGAGGCGAAGGTCGTTCCAGAAACGTCTGAGCCGACCAAAGCCGAGTCTGCCGCCCCTGAGAAAGAGCTCGATCAGTACAGCGATAACGTCAAGAAGCGTATCGACAAGCTGACCGCGCGCCTGCGCGAGACGCAGCGCCGTGAGCAGGCGGCCTTGGAGTATGCCAAGCAGGTGCAATCTCGTGCGCAGCAGCTTGAGCAGCAGTATCTCAAGAGTGACGAAGAGCGTTTGACGGAGGCCAAGGGCCGCGTTGAGACGCAGGTCGTGGCGCTCAAGCAGATTATCCGCAAGGCCCGTGAAGAGGGCGACGTGGATACGGAGACCGAGGCCCAGCAGCGCCTGGCATCTCTGACGTACGAGCAAAACCAGATCGATCGCGCCAATCAGGAGCGCGCAGCGTGGGCCGCGCAGCAACAGGCGGCTGCCCAGCAGCCGGCTCAACAACCTGTCCAGCAACAGCCGCGTCAGGTCGACCCTCGCGTCGAGGAGTGGGCTGAGAGAAACAAGTGGTACGGGCGAGATAACGTCATGACCCACGCCGCTTGGGGAATTCATCGTCAGTTGATCCAAGTTGAGGGATTTGACCCGAGCTCGGACGAGTACTATGATGAACTTGACAAACGTATCAGAGAGTCGTTTCCGCATAAGTTTGCGGAAAACAATGCTGGTACGCAGAGGGCTACGAGATCCGTGCAGACCGTAGCACCCGCCTCCCGTTCAACCGGGGTAAACAATGCTGCACGCCGCACTGTCAAGTTGACCCCTAGTCAAGTGGCAATTGCTAAAAAGCTGGGCGTTCCCCTTGAGGAATACGCCAAGTACGTGAAGGAGTAAGGAACTATGAGCGACGTTAAAACCCTTAATCGCACTTCCCGAGAAGCTGATGCTCGTGGAAAGTCTGCGCGACGTAAGCCATGGGCTCCGCCTTCTCGCTTGGATGCGCCTCCGGCCCCTGTAGGTTACAAGCACCGCTGGATCCGAGCTTCGGCAGGTGGGGTAGAAGATCGTACGAACATCGCAGGTCGTCTCCGTGAGGGGTACGAACTGGTTCGTGCGGACGAGTACCCTGACTTCCCGGTTCCAACGTCGGACGATGGTCGACATGCTGGCGTGATCAGCGTGGGAGGCCTTCTTCTTGCTCGTATTCCCGAGGAAACGGTCGAAGAGCGCAATACGCATTACCGAGGCAAGGCGAGCGACCAAATGCAGGCTGCTGATAACGAGCTCATGAAAAGCAATGCTCATTCGAGCATGGTCATTGAGCGACCGAATCGCAGATCCCGTGTTTCATTCGGCGGTTCCAAAGGAACCAGTGAATAACTTTTTCAGAGGATTAATCAAATGGCAAACGTAGATAAAGCCTTTGGTTTCCGTCCTCTCGGCA